CATCGCGTTCCAGGATGTGCTGCACTGCGATGGCTTGACGGAGCTCGTTGATGGTTGCGGCTGTTACGTCGGTCAGGTTCGCTTTGAGTGTTACTCCGTATCCGTCTACTGTTGATTGGAGTCCTTTTTGGTTTTTAGGATCTTTCGGATCGTATGAGTAATTGATCGGTCTCATCTCGGTTAGGATTTTTTTATCCATTATCATGTCTGGGTGCATATCGTCATACGCCAATATGTTTGCATTTCCGTTCATTGGCAGTGTAACCGCATTTCCTTTTTGCGGACTCGGCAGGCAGCTCGTGAAGTAGTCCTTGTACTTGCAGACTTTGAGCGGCAGCCCACCCGCTTCCGCGTCCGTGAGGTTCGTGCCGGTATTGCTTCCTGCGGTCGTTGCGTCTGTCTTGCTCATCGTGACAGGCTGCTGCAGGTTTTCATCTCGGAACCATTCATTATAGATTTTGGCGTATGCCCGGAACGGCAGCGAGTTAACTTGCAGGTTTCCTACTCCGGTCGGAATTCCGAAGTAATCTGCCAGCGTTCCCACGTTCCAGCCGCCAGACGGTGCAGTCGTTTTCGGAGTCGTGTACTCCGTGGGCTCTGCCCAGAAAGTAGAGTCGTTTTGCCCCATCAGGTTTTCGAAGTGCTCCCAGAGCAGCCGCGATGGTACGAAGAAGAAGTAAAAGTCACAGTAGCAGTTATCCATAACAGGAAACAGCGGTGTGCTCATACGCATCAGCGCATTGAGGTCGATCTTTGCCGTGTCCGCCGGCAATACCTCATCACAGTAGATCGGGACGAGATCGCCTTCGTTCATCGTGGTCAGCAGCGAATAGTCCCGCTTGAATCTTGCGCGCGGAACATTTGCATGAGGCACCTGCGAATAGTGCTGTTCAGCATTGCGGTTCATTCCTTATTTTCTCCTTTCTGCACAGATTCTTCCGTGTCAGGCTTTGCGGTTTCTTGTGCATTCTGCTGAATTTTTATGCCCATTTTGTCCAGCCACTCTTTTTCGCCCGCCGTTGCCATCCAGTTTTCGAAGTTCATACCGAACGCCTGACGGATGGAGAGCGGCAGCTGGTTAAACTCTTCCCGCTTCTCGTTCATCATGTTCATGTACTCTGTGTAGGTTTTTGGCAGCTTGCTGGTGTCGATGTACCAGCCCGGTTTTGCCAGTACGCTCTCGTCTCCCGCAGCGTATCTGCTCAGGATTGCCATGACGTCGCATTCGTCCTTGTAGCTCTGGATTTTTTCGTAGGTGTCCACCTCGCCGACCTTCTCAAGGTACGGCTGACCGCGGTCATCGTAGCGCTCTTTGTACTCCGGCTCAAACCGGTTTCCCGGTTCGTTCGGCAGTGCAGGCGGTTTTTCGTCTTCGTAGGGCTTAAAGATTCTGATTCCCATTCGTCTGCTCCTTTTTGATCATTTCGAGATTGTATCTCAGATGCGGCAGCTGCTCCGGTCTGATCAGCCCGGTCTCGTTGTCGTAGCTGCCCAGCAGATAGACCCGCTTGTCCTCGCAGTCGGCCTTCTCCATCTCCTGAGCCATCCATTTCATCGTCCGATCGGCGACCTTCTCGTTGACCACCATCAGATTACCGAAGGTTCCGGCGAGTTCATCTTTGATTGCATAGACCTGAAATTCCATAGTGCTGCTCCTTTACAGTCGGATGCCGCCCCGCGACGGCTTCGGGTTGACGTTGATTTTCTTGGTTTTCTTCGCGGTGTTGGTGAACACCTTTTTGTCCTTCTTCGGGTTGACCGGCATTCTGTGAGCCATAATCATTCCTCCTTGTCCAGATTCAGAGTGTGGTAAATCTTATCCAGCATGGCAAGGATCTTGCGCAGCTGATTAAAGATACCCTTTACGTCTTTCAAAGTGATCATGGCAACACCTCCTTTTTTTCGGATTTGTAAAAAAAGCACAGATTACCAGAGTGGAGGCAGTTTCCATCCTTTCTTTTTTCCCTCTGGCTCTCTGTTTCAATTTTACCAAAAAAAAATAAAAGCGCAAGGCTGAATTTCGTTAACCTCACGTTTTTTGGATTTTACATTGTTTATTCTCTTCTTAGATTTAGTTCTTTTCTGATTTCGTCGTGTGTTTCGTTACAGGCGTAATCTTCGTTGTGACATGGACAGCTTTCACAGTCTCCGTCGCAGTGTTCGTACCTGTAATCTGCATACAGTAAATCTTTTGTGCTTGCTGTTTCCAGTGTCATTTTAAGCACCATCCTTTTTGTGTTTGGGTATATCCTCTTTCCCTTTGTTAGGCCTGCCCATTAAAACTCCCCGCCGCAGCGGCTCCTCTGTTTAAGCTAATTTCGGCAGGCCGTCAGGCGTCTTGGTTTGCTGCGCTCTTCACTCTATTCAGCCGTACTTCAGCTCTTTTGCCTGGTGTTGTACCTTTCGTGCGCTGCGGCCGTTAGATTTCTTCCCGGATCAGCTTCTTGAACTTGTCTTGTATTTTCTGCTCTTCTTTGCTATAATACTCTTGCATGGTTAAGCCGTTGTTCTGCTTGAGCTTGGCGAAGAGTGCGTCATTTGCTAATTTACGACGTTTTCTCTTTATCGCTTTGAGTTCATCGGACTCGGCTTTTTCTATTACTAGTTCAATGTCTTCCACTTCTTTTTCTGTGAGTGGTTTTCTGAGACACTGTGCATCGTATAGTTTATCAAAGTATCTCGGCGGTTTGCAGATTTTTCCGTTCTTCAGCTGTATTTTGTCTTTTTCATAGATTTCTGCGCTATGTTCCTCAAAGTATTTTGCTCCGATCGCTGGTCTTTTGCTCATGTTACACTTTTCAGGCAAAATTCCCAGCTCTCTGTAAAATTCTTTTCCTTCCTTTCCGTAGACCTTTTTCGTGGTGTACCTTGCTGTGTATGCCATCGCTTTCCATTCTGCTGCTGCGATGACCACATGGCCCATGCCCCATAGTTTGGTAAACCAATCGACGTTGTAGTATACAGCGCCGTTTTTCTTTTTGTAGACTTTTAAGTCATCTTTGGTAAATGGTATGTCGTACACGATCGCATGATAATGCGGTCGGTGTGTTTTTCCGCCATATTCTCCACACTGGAAGTACATCAGTTTTCCGTTGTTTATATTGTGATACTCCAAGTACCTTCTGAGGCGTTTCCAGAATTTTTGCATATCTTCGTACCTGAGACTATAGTTTTCAATAAGTATTTCGCCTGTTCCTTCGTCCCAGGTCATTCTGTATGGTATATTGTCATTGTCGTATGTAAATGTTATGAACCACGCATTTTGATGGTATGGCAGCTCTAGCTCCATCCGGTTTGCCCAGCTGGATGCTGCTGCCATTTTGCACCCCGGACATTGTCCGCACGGTAGCAGCTGCGCTTCCTGAGCTTTCAGCAGCTCTATGATTTTTTTCTCGTTCAGATTTTGACGCTCTTTATTTGCGATGTTTTCGAGGTTCTTTCCGCTGTGGCTTAAGTATCCTTTCAGGCTCACTACCCTGAAATCGCCGTTGCTTGTCGGTATTCTGACGAGCGGTCTCGTACATGACATATAGTTTCGCTGCACCTTTCCTCAATAGGCCCCTATAACCCTCTTGATGTTATAGGGGCCTATTGACACAAAATTTAGCTCTTTCTCAAAAAAACCTATGGATAAATGTTGCAGATTTGGCCGGGTCTCCCCGGCAAAATCGTTTCTTAGAAGGGCAAGTCTTCCTCTTCGCTGATTATTTCTGGTTCTATTTTATACTCCGTCATCTTTTCGCTGTAGTATACTATTGCGTCTCGGATGATGTCTGAGGTGTTTGCCTTCCAGTTCCGGTTTGCATATTCCTCTGTCAGGTTTTCTAGTGCATCGTTTTCTTTTTTGGTCAGATTGACGTTAAATCTCTTTACAACTTGGCTCTTCATAATTTTACTCCTAACTTAAGTGTGTGGTTGGTACACTCATAATATACACCTCTTTTCTGTGTTTGTCAACTATCTTCGGCGCTGGTCTTTTTTGTTCGTCCATTCGCCGGACAGCTCACCGCCTACGTTGACCTGTTTGCTGTCGGTGTTTTCTCTGGTGGTCGAGGTCTGAGCGTTGCTGCTTCTTCCGGCTTCTGCCAGCTGACCCACGGTTTGAGCGCTGCTGCTTACGGTCTGCTGCTGCATTTGCTCAAGGTGTTCTGCTGTCCAGTAGTCCGATGATTGTTTTGCGCTGTTGATTGCAGCTTGGAAGTTTTCTACGATCTGGGCTGTGTTGTTGCCATAGTCGTACATGGCTTGCATGGTTGCATTCTTTGCAGTCGGTATTGCCATAGCTTGAGTATGACCGAAGGTCTGGCCCCCGCCCAGGCTTCCGTAGCCGCCTGACGGTGTCTGTGCTCCAAAGCCGTTGTATGCTGCCAGTACCGGGTTAAGGCCTGCTGCTTCGAGGTCTTTAACCCCTCTCTGATAGCTGGTGCTACTCATACGTTCTTGCCAGTCTCTTTGAGCTTTGGCCTCTTTGGAGTTGTACCGCATTGCGCTGCTTTGGCTTGCTGCACTCATCGCGTTGGATGCCAGCATACTGCCGAGGTTTATGACGTTGCCCAGGCTCCACATACTGTTTTGCAGATTGTTGGCTGTCTGCACTTGTCCGGCGTTGAAGTTTGCGGCTGCTCCGGCGTTGTTCCCGGTCGGTGTGCCGAGTGCTGTTGACAACAGATTTCCCAGTGCTCCGGTGTTGCCGGTCTGAGTGCTGCCGCCTGTGCTTGTAGTATCCTGTGCGGTCGTCCCCATTGTCGTGCCGCTCTGGACACTGTTTTGCATTGTGCCTTGCTGTCGTGCGCTCGAAGTGCTTCCTTTGATGCTGCTGTAGATGCTGGATAACGTGCTTGCCAGAGTGAGACCGCCTTTGATCAGACCCATTAGGGTGAGTGACATTGCTGCACCCCCTTAGATCGTATCAAGGCCCGGCAGGCTGTAGATCGGCATTGCTCGCGTCCAGGTTTGGTCAAAATAAAAGTTGCAGATAAATTGACGGCTTTTTTCGCTTTGCACTGCGATCGTCCGATCAATGTTCTCCGTACCTTCTTTGATCCAGTCGTTGGACAGTTTGGGCAATTTATCGTATTTGTCTGCGTAGTGCCATGCGTCCAGAGTCTTAGAGTAGGTGCTGCGCATTTCTCCGGTGATCATGTTGGTGTGGTATCTGTAATCGGCCCAGGCTTCCTGATAGCCAAAGACTTCTTCGTCCCGTTCGTTGCCCTGTGCATAGATTTCCTGGTTAAGAACCGCCTGTTCCCCGAGGTTTGCCAGCATCGGATCATAGTAGCTAAAGCGCGTGCTGCGCGTCCACATACGAGGCAGTCCCTGCTGATAGCTGTGATCAACTCTGATCGCTGCCAGACCGAGGATAAAGCCGTGCTCCGTTGCCGAGTAGGTGGCCATGTTCCGGGACATGGTCGTCATGGAAAATGCCGCCGTGTTGCCCTGCGGGCTCGTCGTGTCGGTCGCCGACGTCTGGATGACCTGATTGATGTTGATAGGCAGTCTGTAGCCGCCGATGTACTCCGACCGGTCAAGACGTGCATCAGGACTGGTCACACCCCAAGCTCCCTGCAGGTACTCTTTGTACCGGGTTCCGGTTCTGGCATC